GTATGATAGCACGGATTCAGGGTTTTCGGTAAATGTTTGTGCCACTTTGATTAGTGGCACATGGTATCACCCAGGATCAGAAATCAATGCTATCATCATAATCATTCTCCATGATGTAGGCATCAGTGGGATATGCAACCATAGGAACTTGATCCTCTTGAGTATCTACAACTGCATCAAGTACATTGAGAAGATCATCACCAGTTTGTGCCTTTGAGAGCATAACCATAGCAGCAATCTTAGGCAGGTTGAGTGTAGCAGTCATGATGTTAATTAGAGTGAAAAAGTGTTAATGAAAAAGTGTGATTTAGAAGTTGCTAACAAAAACATAACCATCATTGAAGGCAAACTCATAGCGAAGATTGGTCTCCCATGTTGCACTCCAATCTACAACCAAATGTGCAGGGGGTTCACCATACACATCACCAGTATATTGCTCTGCAAATTGTTCCTCACTGTCATACTCTCCATAATAGGAATCAGTGAAATGTGCAATGTTATCAATACCAAACTCATGAATGAAAGCATCTGCTGCTTCATAACAATAGTTCTCACCTTGCTCTACATATTCTTCATAGAATTGAATGAAATTATCATTGCCATGCTCTTCAATGAAGGCAATCATATCATCTAGAGCATAACGTGCATCAGTCAGATCATCAATTTTGTCCTGCACATCTTGAGGGAAAGTGATAACGGAATCAGTAGACATTTCAGGAGTTTTGAGAGAAATCATTTGGTTGGTTTGTGTTTTTTGATCTTTCATACATGTATGATAGCACACTTTTGGGGTCTGTGCTCATTTAGTGTGCCAGTTCTACAAGTGGCACATGGTATAGTCAATCTTCCCTAAGTTTGAATCTTGCCATACCTTTTCTCCTCTCTAGTTTCTCTAGTTCTAGTTTGATAAGATAATGAGGATTTCTTATCAACAACTCTTGTCTAGTAGGTATAGCAGTATGAGGTTTGTATGCTTGTCTGATGTAAAGAAAATAGGCAATGTTACCAGGAGATTCTAACTCACTGATCTCCATAATCTGCCCAGAAAGCATCATTGTGAGAAGGACGAATGCAGTGCACACCATGATCCTCAATGACTTTTGCATTGAATGGACTATCATCAACCCAGAATTGAATGTCATCCCAGAAACGCAGAATGTCCATCAGTTGATGACCCTTACACTGTGAACCAGTTGCATCATCATCTGCATTTTTCATGTAGAGTGCATCAAACTCTGGCAGATGTTGCTGTAACCAATAACCTGTGCCCTCTGCAAATGTATCAGGTCTGGCAGTAGCAATAACTAGATCAAATCCCATAGATTTGCAGTGCTTAGCAACATCTACAACTGCATCAATAGCAGGGAATTGGTCACATTCTTCAAACCCTGATTGATCTCCATGATGGCACAATGTGGCATCTAAATCAAACACTACACATTTGGGGTTTGAGATGTTGTAAATGAGTTTTGAGAATGTTTTGTTTTTTTCCATACCTGTATGGTAGCACGGTTTGAGGGGTTTTGGTAAATATAGCGACCAGTTCTACAACTGGCACATGGTATCACTTACCCAATGAACATCATTTAGTACACCTTTCATTGCTGCTCTACTATACCCACAAGCATAGGGATAACCTTTCTCAGGATCATCTATTGCAGTCTCTGATTCATAGATTGCCTTCTCAAGTACCTCAATAATATTATTCAGTTTTTCATCAATCATAATTTGAATGTTAGTATCAATCATCAAACTGCACCATAGAAAGGATTGCCAAGTTGAGGAAGTTCAGTGTTATCTTTTACAAACACATAACCATGTGCAATTCTATCGCGAATTGCAAGTGTTTTTTCTACCCTGTTGAGATACTTTTTAGACATTGTTTCAATGCCATCCCATTCTAATACCTGCAAACACCACTCTTTTGATACATCACCAAAGGGAGTTTTAACAGGATACAATGACACTACCATTGTGCCATCTTTAGATTTAAGAGTTGGGAAGTCAGTCATTTGATTTATCATACATGTATGATAGCATGGATTTAGGTGTTTTGGTAAATATAGCGACCAGTTTCACAACTGGCACATGGTATAGTTCACCAGTCATAACTTGGGATGCCTTCAATTACATCACCATCAGAATCTAGCATCAACCATTCATACCCATTAGATGCAGCAATTCCTAACAGAAATGCAATGGATTGTGGCATGTTTTCTTCATACTCAACTTGTGGCACTGAGAATAGGTAAGAGAATGAACTTTGGAAGTGTGCATTACCTTTTGCCCACTCATTATCTGCTAGTTTGATGTGCCCAGTTGATGCAACCATCATAGTTTCAGATTTAACTTTAATCATTGATTTGCTCCAGTTGGGCATTAAGTTGTTGAGTGTGAGTTTGTACAATGTTAAGAGCAACATTCAGAATGTTAGCAATACCACTGAAACCAACAGTAGCAACAACCAAACCAGTAAAAAAGAGTTTCATTTTATACAAAAAGATCAACAGAAATGTCTTTGAGATTTAATCCTTGAAGTTGAGAAAAGACCCTATTACATATAATTGTAGGTGCTTTCTTTGCACTTGATTTCTCATACCAAATGGTCCTACATCCATCATTGGTATCAACTGTAACTTTGTAAGTTTTCATTATCAAACAGGGAGAATAGAGAAAGAACCACAGAACTTACGAACCCATTGCAGAGTATCATAATATCCTCTAGGATTAGACATCACCATGCTTACATTCTTTTCAGGATTGAAAGCAATAGCAACATACTTATAAACATCATTGGATTGTTCAATCTCTTGAATCCACATTTGATTAACTTTACCATCTTGCCAATCCCACCTAGAAGTAGTGTAATGGAAGATCTCAGATGCAATTTGATTTTTCATACATGTATGATAGCACACTTTTGGGGTCTGTGCTCATTTCGTGTGACGGTTCTACAACTGGCACACCAATATAAAATAAGTCCACACATTTGTGGAATTATGTCAGTTTTATGCACTTAATTCTACACATTTGTAGTAAGTTCAGAAGCCCTATAACAGAATTGAACTGTTCTCTGTAGTTTACAAAACTACTGCATCACCACAATGCTTATAGGGCAAGAAAGGATTACTCCTTAAACATAGAAATTACTATCCAAATTGCAAGAGAAATAGCACCAATAATTAGGATGTACTTCCATGCTGCTACTACAAACAAAACAAACAGAACAAATAAAATACCACCACCTGAAATCTCCGCACCATCATTAGATTTAGATGCGGAAGATGATCCAAATTGTGCAGTTGCATTGAGACACTTTCCACCAGTGCTAGATTCTGCACTTAAAACAGCATCACTATAGTTATATGCCTCAACCCATACAGTTTGTATATGGTTTGAGGGCATCCTTACACTACACTTCCAATCTTGCATGTTATTTGTTATTGTATTCTACAATATACTGCTTGAGAGTGTCAACATAATCATCAGGGTTTCTAACAAAAACTTGTGTCTCACCTGAATGACAAGAAATCAAGGTCACAATTTGTTCTACTTTGTTACCAGTCATTTCTTCATACATCAGTGCATAACCAGTTTCTTGAACAAAATAGTTTTTAATTTGACTCTCATACTTCGGTTTAGAAGAACTTTTGAAATCAATGATAGAAAGTTTCCCTTGATATTCTGCAATACAGTCAACACGACCAGCAATACCAAGATTTTCAGAATAAAGAGCACTTTCCAAATAGTGAATGTTATTTACATCATTGAGAATGAATTGAAACTGATTAAACAGATTCAATGCAATTTTATACTTTTCAGTATCATATTCTACTTCTTCATTGTTGATATAATCTTCCACAAGTTTGTGGAACTTAGTACCATTACTTGATGCAAATTGACTGATTTGATTTGCAGTTTCTTCACCTACACGTTCTCTCCACTGTGCAATGGATTTCCTATTCTGATAGGAAGTAACTGTGGTCACAGAAGGCAACAGTTTACCATTCACAACATAACGACGAGACCCATCAATAGTTTCAGTGGGAATATCTGCAAGAGCAGGCAGATTGAGATGGTTAAACTTAGTTTTGGTTTGCATAATAATGTTGTTGTTAATAATCAAAGAAACTCTGCCATGTAATAGTCAACAGTAACTTCTAGTTCTGCTGCTTTTGCTTCAAGTTCCATAGCATATTCTTCTGCCATTTGTGTATCTGCATGGTCACAGAAGAGATCAAGAGTGGAATCAGTCATAAACTTATCTTTCATACATGTATGATACCACAGATTTACCAAAAAGTCAAGCATATAGGGACGGTTCTACAACTGGCACATCAAAACTGAGTTTGTGATACAATTTGCTCTGCAAGTTCATCACCAACAACACCAGCAATAAACTCCTGAGTTGAATCATCATCTTCACCTTCTGCAACCCAAATGTCTTCAATCAACATGGCAAGATCAGTATCATTTTGACCTGGATTCTTATCAAATGATTGATACATCATTTGCACAGCATAAGATACAAGATCATCCATGTCCATGCTATCAATTACACGATAACAATGTGCCTGGCACAGATCACTAATTTGTTCAGAAGTAAGAGTCATTTGTTTTTCCATACATGTATGGTAGCACGTTTTCAGGGGTTTTGGTAAATATAGCGACCAGTTCTACAACTGTCACATGGTATAACTAGGATGCATCATTTTGTGCATATCATGATTCATTTGACGATCTGCATTTGTGTTAACAACAACACCAATCACAAGGCACAAAATACAAAAAACAGTTGCTTTCATTTCAAATGTAATGAATAATTAATAAACACTGCAATAACCATTGCAAATAACCACCAAAGAATGAATGTAATCATTTGTAGAGATAAGAACCTGCCCAATCAGCACGTTTGTACATCTCTTCACAGGATTTCTCATCCATAAGATTATACCTTACACCATTCAATGCAGGTGCAGACCAAGTTGCAGATTTGTACACATCACCAGTATTCAGATCAACAAAGGCATGAGCACTGCGTTGCTTACTGTCATTGGTAACATGAATAATCTTGGCATACTTTCTGCCTTTGGTGTAGATATATTCATCAACACCTTCACCCATGCAAAGTTTATCAATTTGTTCTTTGTGCCAATCTACATTCTCACCTTTGTCAATATATTTCCTATGATTTGCAATAGAATAAGATTGATAATTGGTACGCAGAACATCACAGAACTGCTCAATCTTGTCAATAACTTTCTCAGTCATTTCAGTGGTTTGATTTTTCATACATGTATGATAGCACAGAATCCAGGTCTGTGCTCATTTATTGTGCCAGTTCTACAAGTGGCACATCAATAACGCTCAGGGAGGTCACAATGTGGTACAGGATCATAGTCATATCCATCATTCATTGAAGCAGCAACATTTTGGATCTCTTTTGCTTTATACAATAGAAACTCAAGATCCTCCATAAGTTCACTTAAAGTGTCATCAGTTTTACCCAACAAAGCATCATCAAGTCTATCAAATGCTGCTGATGTTTGTAGAGTATGTTGATGTATCATTTTACTTTATATTTTTCTTTTAGGTGTTGTAAAACTTGTCTGCGTGCTTTAATCTTACCTTTGCAGGTTCCTTTAGTATTCTTTTGTTTACCAGAATTGTGTATCCAGTTTGGAGTCTTCATTGTTCTTAAGTATAACAGGCACAGAGGGACTCGAACCCCCAATCAACATCTTAGAAGGATGATGCATTATCCATTATGCTATGTGCCCAAAGTATAAAAGGGACGCAATGTCCCTATTTATTATCAGACAGCAACAGGTTCAGTCACACTGTCAAGAACTGCACTATCATAAGCATCAAGGGCATCAACAAGTTCTGCACCAGTTTGTGCAGTTTGCAGACTCATAATCAGTTGAGCAGCATTTACATTGGTATCAGCAAGATCAGCAGCAAGAGACATCAGGTTGGTAGACATAATGAAGAAAGTGGTAAGTGAACAAAGTTGTGTAACTTTATCGGTCAGACATTTCCAACCCTTAGGCAAACACATTCCTATAAATCAAGCAGTAAGTTCTACTTCTAAATTAGATTCATCTTCATCAGGAAGATTATAGATGAATCCATAAAAATCATCATAATCTACACCAAGATAGGTAGCAAAATCCTCTAAATCATCATGCAATCTACAAGTGTCAATCATGTTTCCTCAACTGTTGATGTAATCATCATAGCACATAAACTCAGGTTTGGGGAGTGTTATGTGCCAGTTCAAGTTGTGTCACAGGCATAGCATTAACCTGTGGCAAGTTAATGAAAGGATCTCCTACAAATAGGATAACACAAAGGCAGACACCTTTCCAAACTTTATTAGACATCGTAGATTTTGTTGAAATTAAATTGATCCTCAAACCATGCTTTTTCTGCATCATCCCAGATGCTAAGTCCAAGCAAGAAACTATAATGTTCTGCCCACACTCTACAACTATCCTCAAACCATTCATTACTGGGTTTGCTAACAGAATAATCTTGAAAGTTCATTTGTTTGTTTGTCATGAATACATGATAGCATAAAAACTGGCACTGTGCTCATTTACAGTGCCAGTTCTACAAGTGTCACATGCTATACATCAATCTCAGCAAGTTTCTTCTTATTGCGTAGTTCTGTGATAAGGATTTGCAGTTCAATTATATCTTGCCTGCAATCTTCCAGATCCTCACACATAATTTCATATTGATAGTCAGACTTACACCTACGAATTTGTTTAGTCAGTTTATCATACTTTTTCTTTGCATCTTTCAGATCTTTTTCGTACTCTTGAATTGACTTGTAGTTCATTTGATGAGAGGAGAATTGAAATAGCGACGGAACACAGTGACAACAATAATGGCAGTGCTAATGACACCAACCAGACCAAGGAAGGTAACAGCATCACCTGTGAAATTGTAGGTATTAGGCATTTGTTTTTTGATTACTTTGTAATGATAGCAGAGTTAAGAGGAAAAGTCAAGTGATAGTGGACAGTGGTGAAACTGTCCACGCTGGACAAGAATCTTACGAATTTCATTATATGCAAACTGTTGCACTTTCTTATCAGTTGCATTATCTAGCACATAATACATCTTGGTCAAATAGTCATCTGGAGTTGTAACTTTAACAACCTTTGCTTTAGTTACACCAAGACCAGAAATAGGAGAACCTGCCTTAGTTTTAGGACGACCAAAGTTGCCAGTAACATTACCTTGAGTACGCAATTTAGGTTTAATCTTAGAAAGATTGGAAGTTGCGAAGTTCATCTGTTTTTCATTCATACAAGTATGATAGCACAGAAACTGCCTCTGTGCTCTTTTACTGTGCCACTTCTACAAGTGTCCTGATGGGTTCTTCAATGTCCCAAAGTGTTCCCTGCTAGCTATTTTTACAGTGTATCCGGGATAATACTTTTCTACTAGGTATGGTAGACCATAAAGTGCAATTTGTCCATGTCCATCCCAATTAACCCAAACAATTTTTTGAATACAATCAACTACATGTTCATAAGGAAATTTAGTTTTCATCATTCACTCTTTGAATGTCATCTACTGCACTCTGGAGTTTGTTATACAATCTATTGAAACTTACTTTACCACTACTCTCCATGAGTTTCTGTTCCTTTTTAGACAGCAACTGTAGTGCACTCTTAAGTGCATCTAGTTCATCCAAGTTCAATCGCACAAAATCTTCAGTCATTGTTTCCAAAGTTCCTCAATCAGTAGTTTAACATCTTCAACTAACAGTTTATCACTGTCATGTTGTTTATAGAATGTTTTGAGCATACATTCCAATGCCATTGCTTGTAAATGACTCATGGTAATTGGTCCACCATGAGTCATAGATGAACATTCATCATTGTAAAAATAATTATATCTTTCAATCAATTTCATTTAACAATGTTCCAATGTGGATCATTTACTTTATCAACCCAGAAAAAGTATTTCTTGTTGATTGATGCAAGAAATAGTTGTTTATCATTCTCTTGCTCTACATGACAACCATGAAGTTTGTCCATCATGTTAGCAAACCTATTCTTTGCTTTACTAGAAATAGGTTCAACATTTACCATTTTACGTTTCACTTTAGTTTGCATCAATTAACTCCACAAAAAGACCACCAAGGTTGATCTACACCTACAGTATCATCAAAAGTGTAAATAAACTCACAACCACAATTCTTAGCATACTTGTACATTTTCTGATGATTTGTGAAATGCTTGGGATAGATAATATCCTCATCAGTTTCACCCCTTTCAAAATAGTAAAGAGGTTGTTCTTCACGAGTATTAGTATACGCATCCTCCTTGAAAGTAGATTCCCAAGTAGTATTTGTCTTGAGAGATGACATATCACCACCATCAATAAGATCAACAACCTTACTGCGTGCCTGATAATCTTCCTTTAGAATCTTACCATTGTGCTCAACATAACCATCCCAATGGCAATACACACCAGAATAAGTATTGTCTTTGTGTTTGATTGTAATGAAACTGCGAGTTCCCATGTGTTTTATTGATTACAAAGTAATCATAGCATACTGTCAAGGCATTTGGGGGTTTGGTGTGCCAGTTTAGAAAGTGTCCTGATAATACATATCCTCTTCATATTTTACATAATCAGTTTGGAGATAGTTGAAGAACTCTCCATCATCATACAACATAGTATAGCACCATTCATCAAAACATTCCCAAATCCAATACCAACCAGAATGGAGTTTCTCAAAGACATTCATAGGACGATTGTATTTCATTTCTTCACCCAAGTGCATCCTAAACAAATCCTCATCATAAACCTCACAAACCTATTAGGCACTTGTCCTTCTACTGGTGTATAACACATTCCCATACCACCAGGACGATTACCGAAAAGATAACAAGTCCAGTTAGATAGTTTTGGTTGTGTGATAAAGTATGTGTTTGATTTATCGTAATAATTGGGAAAAGTATATTCAGTCATTTACAGTCCCTCTCACAATCAAAGTCAATATATTCTACCACAGGTTTCCTCAAATAATTGCAAAGGTGTTCCTGTGCTTCTTCCAGAGTAGCATATCCACCATCACCACTATAAATTGTACCACCAAAGATATTCCTCCACCAAAGGGGTGCTATGATTTTCTGTTGTGGGTAATACCTTTCAGTGTCATTATAAATTACTTTTTTTATACGATATTGAGTCATTTTGGGCAGTGTAGAAAGTATTTGTATTCAGAAAGCATAGTATATTGCCACTGAACTAAATCACAACCTTGATATTCACTGACAACTGTAAAAGTTCCGTGCTTCTCAACTGGTTCTGCAACTGGTTGTGGTGCTTCTGGTTGTTTGAAACTATCAAGGATAGCAGGTGCCATAAAATACAGGGCAGCAAGACAAAATCCAGTGACTAATCCAAGTGTGTATTGTGGGTATTTCATCGTAGTTTTCTCTTAATTTTGTTGAGACAGTCATTGAAACCTTCTACAGTACATTCAACATATACATTTTGAGAACCAGCAGCAGATTGTTCTTTAGGCAACCATTCTTCAATAGCATCTACAAGTTCCTGAAGTGATGTTTCTTTCTTGGTGAAGACATCATCCCACCAGTCAGCAATCACATCATAAAGAGTTTGTTTGTCTAATTCATCAATCATTTGTTTCTCCTATACCATTCAAAGTTGCGTGGTTTTGTATCAATCACATCCATACTAATCTCAAACCACTTCCAACGAAATGTAAATCCAAACAACTGAGTGCTCCCAATACTCATAATCAACAAAGGGAATATTTCAGTGGCAGGAAACTCATCCCACTGGACTGTAATATCCAACAGAGCAAACTTTGGGGATGTGAGAACTTGGAAGAACCATTCCTTTCCATAGTCCTGATAGGTTTCATAATCAAAGAGTTTCATAATGTTTCATCACTATAATTAATCCATAAATTATCACCACCAATGTTCAGGTGATACATCTTACCATTGTTTAGATAGATTCCTAACCATACTGCTTTGTTTGGTTCCATTACTTCATAATGCACCATCTTTACATCTTCTAGAACAATCTCATCTGGGTTCTTTACAAATCTTGTCATTTTAGTTGTTTTCCTGATAAATGGCGTTTATTGGGAATCCTGATATTATGCAAGACTTCTCAATACTTTACGAAGAAACTGAATAGAACCATAAAACTCTTCTCCATCTTGTCCACCAATCACAATCCAATCAATCTCTTCTAGTGCTAGTTGGATCTTTTAATCTCTGGTAAGATCTTCAAAATCTTTTTCAATTTCAGTCATTTTTCTTATAAAACTCTATTTTAAGTTGAGTAATGAGTAAATCAACTTTATCTTCAATACGAGTAAGTCGTTCCTCAATCGTATCTATACGATACTCATCAATTGCTTCTTTTTTAAGTGAATACGGGTCAATTGTTGCCATAGTTCCTTGTAGTGAATTGAGTAGTTGTTCGTTAGTCATAAGCATTACCTGCGTGTTCATAAAGTTCAGCATCATAACTTGCTTTATTATAACCCTTATTGTATCCATCTTCGTGGATTGCAAGGGCAAACTTCAAGAGGTTTTCTGGTGTTCCAGTCCATTCAGTTCCCCTCCAACTATCTTCAAAATAACGAAGATATTGTGAAGCAAGTTTTAGGATTTCATGATTAGTCATTCTTTATCCTCAAAGTCAAACCATGTATCAAGAGAGTTAAAAATCTCAGTCACAATAGCATCAGCAGCAGCATCAATGTGTGGTGTGCCCTCCACATGCTTATGGGCACGATTCCATCCAAACCTGACACCTTCTTCCAGTGCCATTTCAAGTACATTACGAAATTTAGGTTTCATCATTCTACAACAAGACTCCAATCTTCCATGTCACTTTCAGTCACAGATTCCCAGTTATCATCAAAGAGATCAAACATGGATTCATTTGGGATGATACAATCAAACTCATCAATTTGAATGTCATCAAGAAATGCAGTGCTCATGGTTCAGATCAATTACAAAGTAATTATAGCACATTCTTGATGGTTCTGGTGGTTTATTGTGCCAGTTCAACAAGTGGCACAAAGTATAATGGAGAATAGGAGACTCGAACTCCTGACTTCCTGCTTGCAAAGCAGGCGCACTACCAACTGTGCTAATTCCCCTTTAGGTGCCCATGATAGGATTTGAACCTACACTGTATGGATTCTAAGTCCACCTTCTCTACCAATTGGAATACATGGGCAAACT